ATGGTTTAAAGAAAATGGAATTGATTTTTCTAAGAAACATGAAGTTAAAGTTTTAGAGCTATTAAAAAATAACTCATTAGATTTTGTTTTAAAAACATTCCAGGAACAACTAGATATTTTAAAAAATAAATCTGATGTCAAAAGTGTAGCTGCTGTTTTCTCTAATCATCTTTTTAAAGGAACTTGTGAGGTAAACTTTCAAGAACTTGAAAAGAAAGAGACTGAACATCAAAAAATTAAAGAAGAAGAGAGAAAGGAGTGTGAAAAAAATGATAGTATTCTTAATGTTTTCTTTGAACTTTCCTTAAATGAACAGGAGGAAATTGAAAATACAATTCTAAAAAAACATAATATAAGCCATTTTTCTCAGGTAAAGCAGAAAAGTAAAACTATGTATTATAAACTAATTAGTTCTTTTATCTATGAAGAACTCAAGTTAAAGGAATTGATTTAAAAAGGAGATTTATGGGAACAACAAAAATTAATATGCCATTTGCAAAATGGTGTGAAGTTCAAAAACAATTTGAAGAAGTCAATAAAATACTTCCTGATGAAGAAAAACTTGATTTTGAAAAATATAAATATTGCTCCAGTTATGGAAAGTTATTATGGCATTTATGTGCTATAAAAATTGGAGCATTTAGAAGTCTGAAAGACCCTGAATTTTATAACTGAAAGGAGCAATAATGCTAAGAGGAAAAATTTATAGCTGTACAGATAAAAAAACATATAGTGTTAGCTTCATTGATTACAGAAACAAAAAAATGATAGCTATTTCAAATGGTCAGAAAAAGGAATTTGATTTTAAAGAAGTTGAATGGCTTGAAGCAACTGGATATACTGCTGGAACTTCAATGATTTATAGACAAGACTTTATTCTTGCAACTAAAGATGATGAAGTTTTATCAGGAATTGTTATTAAAAAATTTGGTGCTTGGCACTTATGTAACAAAAAAAGAGGACTTAGTAAATCTTTAAGAACTCTTAAAGAATCTGGATACACATTTGTGAATTTAAAAAATTCTAAAACTTATTTTAAAAATAAGCTAGAAAAAAATAAAAAATAGGAGGATTTTATGGGAATTATTTTAGTTAAAAATAATAAAGGTGGAGTTGGAAAAACTTATATAACTCTACAATTAGCAGCACACAAAGCATTAATAAAAAATAAAAAGACATTGATTCTTACCAGCGATTCCCAAAATGATATTTTAAAATTTTCAGGGATAAAAATTGATGATACAAGCAAATTTGGACTTGAAGATTTCATTGAAGGTAAAAGCTACAAAATTAAAAAATTAAGAGAAAACCTTTTCTTCCTGCATCTACAAGGATATAAGATAAAAAATTCTTTTGATGAAGCTTTTAAAAAAGCTATAAAAATTTTAAAGGAAGAGTTTGAATATATTGTTATTGATGGTTCTCCAGTAATGGGGTTAGATAATTTATTTATTCAGGTATCTGACTATATAGTTATTCCAACTTTTCTTGACAATATTACAACACATTCAGTATTAAGTATGTTGAAAAAAGTTGATTTAAACAAGGTTAAGGCTGTTGTTCCAAATAGAACTGGAAGAACAAAGCTAGAAAAGGAATATTATGATTTCTTAAACCAAAAATTAGGAGTACAAGGAATATATTTAAGTTTTCCTATTCCACAAATTAGCCTTATTTCTAAGCTAATCGATAATGAAACATTGTTATGGGAAAGTAAATCAAAAAAATTAGATTATGTTAAAGGTATTTTTATAAATATCTGGAAGGAGATAGACAATGAATAAAAATTTAGAGAATGATTTTGATATTGTTATATCTTCTAAATCAGAAATAAAAGAATTTGACTTCGCTAGTTACGAATTAAATGATGTTGAAATCGCCACTGTTTCTGAACAAGAAAAAATATTTATGAATACATACAAAAAAATGAAAAATAATTTATTTGAAATGTGTTCATCACTAGCATTGATTGAAAAAACTTTAAAACCTACTAATTCATTTATGGCTTGGTATGAATCTAAGGGACTTACAAAAGATGCTGTTTCAGTTTACTTAAAAAGATGGAATTTATATTTAGAATTTCAAAATTACAAAGATAAAATATTTGCTTATTCAGATCAAGCAATAAAAATTCTAACAAATAAGGATCTTCAATATGAAGAAGTTTTAGGAATTTTAGAAAATAATATCTATAAAGTTAAAGAAATTAGAAAACAACTACTTCCTGCTATTGAAAAAAATAAAATGGAATTTCTACCAGCTGGACAAAAGTTTTTTAATTTTAAAAAAGTTGAAAAAATGAAGAAAAGAACATTGAAGTTAAAAGATGAAGATAAGCAGGAATATAAAAAAGAACTTACAGAGTATATAAAAAAATTACAACAACTAGTGGAGGAAATATGAATTATAAAGATAATTTGATTGAAAAAGCAGAAGCTACTATAAGAAATAATAAATCTTTAATAGAAGATGATGTTGCTGTTGCTATGTTAGGAATTGAAAGAATTACTGCAATCAAAAAAGAAGTGTTAGAACTTGAAATTTTTATCGAAGTTTTAAAAAAATTTGCAGAATAAAGAAGCTTTATCAATTTTACACTGCAAATAACTTGCTCGTGCTGATAAAGCCCTCAGACAGTTTTATTTTACAGTAAGTTATTTGTGGTGTCAAGAATAGGAGGACATGATGCTAGAAATAAGAAAAATTGGAGAAAATTTATGGCTTGTAAATGGTGAATACCTTACAAATGATTATAGCAAAGCTGTAGTTATTGCAAATAAAGGTAAAAAAATTAATGGTTTCACTATAAATAAAAGTAAAAAAGCAAGTTTTTGGAAAAACTTAAAATATAAACTTAATTTTCCATTTCTTATACTGGAAAATTGGATGTGATTTTATGGACATATTAAAAATAGCTTTGGCTGCTCTTCTAGCAGAAAGGAGTAAAAATGAGAAAAGCTCAAAAGACTGTAAAAAGACAAATCAAGATAAATGAAAAGAAAGAAATTAAATTTATAGAAAAACCTACTGAAAGTGAGCTTGATGCTCTTAGTTTAAAGACTCTTTTACTTTCATTAGAAATTGTAATTGGTAATCATCAAAAAGTTTGGAAGAATGAAGAAGATGGTTATTTAAATACTTATTACAAGATATTGCTAGGTAGATGTAAAAATTTAACATCTGATATTTATAACAAATGTTATGACGATATTAAAGACCAGGATATAGAGTATGAAGAAAACTTTTATACTAGGGAAGTAATGCAAGCTCATGTTAAAGATTGTGCAAATTCTATTTGGGAAAAAGCTCCAATGACTTTTGAAGATAAATTACAAAGACTTCCAGCTGGATTTACGGATACTATTCATTCCTGGAATAAACTTATTAAAAATTTTAAATTAGATAGAATAAAAAAATTAGTCAATGAACTTAATATTAAAGAAGAAGTTCAAGAACTAATAAAATCATCTGAAAAATACTTAAATATGGTTGATAGAGAAATCATGAAAATTGAAACTGCTTAGGGGGATAAAATGAAAGAATTAAAAATAAAAGCTTGGTTGAAGAAAGAAAAGAAAATGGTATCTATTATTGGAATAGATTTCAACTACGAATACATAAAATATACAGAAGATGATAATTTATTTAATGAAAATTATAAAACAGCTGAATTTAAAAATATAGAGCTTTTACAATTTACAGGATTAAAAGACAATGGTGGACAAGAGCTTTATGAAGCAGATGTAATTAAATTCAATGATGGTATAGATGATATTTATGGATTAATTTCCTATGATCATGAAGATGGAACTTATCGTGTTTCTTATGAAAATATTACAGAACACCTTTCAGAAAGAGAAGGAGACTTTGAAATTATTGGTAACATTTTTGAAAACCCAGACTTACATGAGCAACTAGGATACTAATGGTTTTATTAAAAAACAGTTAAGGAGAGGAGCTGACTATAATAATGAAGATAATAAATGGAGATAGTTTAAAGGTTTTAAAAACATTAGATACAGAAAGCATAGATTGTATTATAACATCTCCTCCATATTGGCAACTTAGAGATTATAATATTTCTGGCCAGATAGGATTAGAAGAAAACATTGAAGAATATATTGAAAAATTAATGCTTATAATGGATGAATTATATAGAGTTCTAAAAAAGTCAGGAACATTTTTTCTTAATATAGGTGATACTTATTCAAATGTTAATTCTAAATTTTCTAAAAGAAGCAATAAAAAAAGAGGCAAAGAAAATACATTTAAGACTATTCCAAGAAAAACAAATATTCAAAGAAAATCAAAGATGATGATTCCTGAAAGGTTATGTATTAAAATGATTGACCAAGGATGGATTTTAAGAAATGAAATTATTTGGCATAAGCCAAATGTTCTCCCTGAGTCTTTGAACGATAGATTCACAAATGATTTTGAAAAAATATTTTTCTTTACAAAAAATCAAAAATACTATTTCAAAAAGCAGTATGAACCATATTCTGAAAAAACTTTAAATGGTTTCAAAGATGGAGTTATGCCTACAGGAAAGAAAAAAATGTTAGAAGCTGGAGAAAGTAAAACTGCTATGAAAAGAATAGATAAACCTTGGAAAACTATTTACAATGAGAATGGAAGAAATATGAGGACAGTTTGGAGCATCGCAACAAAAGGAATAAAAGAAGGACACTATGCTATTTTTCCAGAGGAATTAGTAAAAAGATGTCTTTTAGCTGGATGTCCTATTGATGGTATAGTATTGGATCCATTTCTTGGTTCAGGAACTACATTAAAAGTTGCAAAAAGTTTAAATCTAAATGGAGTTGGAGTAGAACTTAAAAAGGAATACATTGAAATAGCTGTTTCTAGGATTGGAGAAGGTCTATTTAATAAGATAGAGGTTGATTATGAAAGTTTTAATGTCAATAAAGCCTAAATTTGTAGAACAAATATTTGCTGGAACTAAAACTTTTGAACTTAGAAAAAAGCTTTTTAAAAAGACTGTAGACACTATTATTATATATTCAAGTTTTCCTGAAAAAAAGGTTGTTGGAGAAATTATTATAGATAGAATAATTTCTTCAGCTCCTAAACCTTTATGGGAATCTCTTAAAAATAATTTAGGTATTTCAGAAAAAGAATATTTTGAATACTATAAAAATTCAAAAGTTGCTTATGCTATAAAAATAAAAAAAGTTATTAAATATAAAAAAGAACTAGAATTAAAAGATTTTGGAATAGAAAAAGCTCCACAATCTTATCAGTATATTAATTGAAAGGAGCAAACTATGGAAACTAATAAACCAGTAAAAAACGAAGAAATAAATATAATAAAAAGAGCAGTAGTAGAGCAAATTGAAGACCTTTATAATAAATTAATTTTAAAGAAAAAGGCTTCATAAATGGAAAAAGTTGCCATTTATATTAGAGTATCAAAAAAAGAACA